CCACAATGTAATCAAATTTTCAGGCATGCCAAAAGCTCTCAAGACTTGGCACTCAAATTCTAATGTCCTACCTCTTTGGGATCTATCGTATTTCGAAAAATCAATTTCAAATTTTGTTTTTATTTTCTTCAATAATTTTTTAGGAATGAGTTCAGTTAAAATTTCTTGAAAAGATGATACTGACATATCTGTAAAAAGTAATTTATCAGGTTTTAATAAGATTTGGATACGTTTCTTTATTTCCTGCACAACGGGACAATATATACAATTCACTAATTTTGATAAAAAGGCTATTGCTTGCGGACTAGAAAAATCATTTTCAGGATGAGGATCTAATTTAGGTTTAGACATATTTTTTAACATATAAGAATATTTATTAGTGATGTTAAATACTAAATGTTTCAACTCTACAGATTTTAAATCTTCATAAACACTAGGCGGTTGGGTAGCTAACCATTTTGTTATGGAATCTACATTTACAGTAATAGGGGATTCTTTAAATAATTTAAGTAAATTTTCATATCCAGGTTTAAAATATGTCTTGCAAAACGTATCAAAGGAAACATCCAACACCATCCTATCGTACACAGCCGTTTCAGCTACATCTATAGCCCCATTTCGTTCATTAAAAGCTTTTAAGAATGATTTCTGAGTTCTTTGAAATTTTTGCGGGCAAGATGTACGCAAAGTTGGTGTCATAGTGTCATTTTTCTCAGGTAACGATTTTACGGGAGCTATTTTAAAACCTGTAGAAGTTAAATTTAAGTCAGAATGTTCGAATATGTCATAATAATGTCTAGTGTAAACCAGAGAACTGCCTGGTCTAAGCAAATCTACATACGTTTGTAATATGTTTATATTATCATATGTAGGACCCACTAGTACTGGTTCAATTTCAGTTCTTGTGAGAATGGAAACCTCACGAGATATTATATAAGCTCCTCTTGTACCATTCCCATCATTGGTTTGCACTATATCTGCTAAAACTCTATCTTCTTTATTCAAATCAACAGTGTAGGATGGAATTATAACTAATTCATGTCCTGGACTTAGATCTGTACCAGTTAATCTAGGATTTGTTCTATTTTCTGTAGGTGTTCTATTATAGGCAGTGTTAAATACATAACCTCCACCACAATTAACAGATGGTTGAATAGGTAACCCTATAAGTCTAGTAATCATTCTAGATAAAGTGTCCTCTGTAACTGTAAAGTAACAAAAACTAACCTTGTGTCTAGAAATACCAGTCAATATATGGTTGGAATTACTATATAGTTGATTGGACACGGATCTAATTCTAACTATGCTATATTGTCTCTTTGCTGTCCTTGAAATTCATGTATAGTATTACACACATAACCCTTCTTGTTCATTTCAGATTTTTCATCCTGTGTAAACACTAAATAATGGTCAAATTTTTTCATACTCATTTTTGGATCATTTATCCCAGTTATGAGCTGCCAGTCGAAAGAGCGTTCGATCTTATTGCTAGTTTCCATATTCCTACTGTACATGGGTTTATTATCTATAGTGATTAGTTTGTTAATCATGGTGCAAACATCTCTAGGAACTCTATGAGAAATGTGTAAGAAAGTTTGTTTTTCTTTAGTTATAGATCCAGCTA